CTTGTATCTGAGTGTACTGTTCGATCTTTCACGCAAAAAGAGATATTTGTGAAAGTTGAGGCACTTTGCAAGAGACATGATGTTAATTGGGCCCCACGCATTATTTACCAATCCTCTGATTTACACAACGTAATGTTAGGACCTGTTATGCAGGCTTGCACACGTCGTTTGTTTCGTTTCTTACGTCTATCTGATACTTCAGATTCTGTCAATTACAAAGGCGCTTACAAGGCTGATTCTTCTGAATTAGTTGACTTTATAACCAGACATGCTACGTCTGAGAGTGTTTTTGTTGAATCTGATTTTTCGTCTAATGATATGACACAAGTTAGAGATGTTCATTTGTTAGAGGTGCGGTGGTTACGTAGTTTAGGCGCTCCTTTATGGTTGACGTCACTTATGCTCCATGCAAATTCGTTTTCTGTTTCATCCAGAAAGTTTGCACTTAGGGCTCGGGTGACTAATCAATTACCAACGGGTGCTCAGTCGACTACGTTTCGCAATACTATGTGGAACATGTCTATTAATTTTTCGTTCTGTCGTGAACATGGCTTTCGTGGTGATGTTCTCGTTTTGGGGGATGACATGCTTATGAGGCTCGATAACCCGTGGCGTTCTCGTCACAGGTGTCTAGTTCGTGCTTATAAGTACACTTGTACGCTCGCGCGGATGGTGGCCGAGGTGTCGGTGGCTTCTCATCTTAGTGAGTGTTCGTTCCTGTCAAAACATTTCATTATGACCGAGCGTGGCTTCGTGATGGTACCGAAGTTTGGCAAGGCAGTGGCGAGATTCAATGCGCGTGCCAGTGCAAATGAGGCGGTCTCTGATCGTTCTTATTTGTGTGGTAAAGCATTGAGTTATTCTTATGAATTCCGCCATTGCCCGCCCATTTCGAGGTGCTATTTCGAGCGTTTTCGCCAGTTGTTTGAGGGCGAGGTTAGCCTAGATGGTCTGGGGTGGAATGCTAAGGGTGCATTTCTTGAGTTAGGTGTTTCAGGTGTGTTGGATGCTATTAGTAGTGTTCAGCATGTTTGTACCCGCTCAGATATGACCAGGTTCTACCACTGGAAGTATGGGATGACCGCTTCAGACATTATAATCTTGCTTATTGCAAGTTTGTTCGGCGAATCTGATCTCGACGAAGTGGCTGCTGGCCGAATAGTCGAGGATTTCTTGTGAGGGCCCGTTGGGCTTGTTACCCGGCAAAACGGATGGCTCTTGC